ACTTCATCATAGCAGCCACAGCAGTAGCCGTAACATTGCTCAAGATGTCTGGGTCAAGTCCTTGCTGTGCATCGCTAACGCCTGTTCTCTTAGCCTGAACTGCATCCAAGTATTCCAGCATCGGCATGGCTTGACCGAATGTACTCTGAACCGTTAACGGAACCAAAGCATTAGGATTCTTGATGCGGATAATTCCACCCGGAGTAGCATTGAGCAAGTCATCCATGTTGACCTGACCATCTACAGCACCTACTCGATTGTTGTTAGTTAGATACAGATTGTCTAAGCTCTGACGTGTAATCGTGGACTTTTGTAACTGAATATCCATCGTCCGATCTGCCAGAGATTGCCCAAAGAACTTATGCGGTACAGGTATAGGACAGATAGAGTGGAATGGAACATAGTCTGTTTCTTCGTCCTCAAGTATCTCAGAACCGCAATAAACAATGCGTCTCAACTCAGCAATACCGTCATCATCTTCGTCAATACGGATATAGCACTCGTACACCTCTAGCACCTGCATAGAGAAGTCTAAAGACGTATTCTGATCCGGCTGTTCACCATTTGGGAACCTTGCAATACGCTCAGCATTAAACTCAAGATCGTTATAAGTTGGCAGATCGTCAACTGTATCCTGATCGTAGCCAATAGCAATCAACTCTGAACGAGTCATTAAGCGACGATGAGCTACGAAACTAGCTTGGTCAATAGTCTTAGCTGACTTGCTGATAAGGAATTCTTCAGGAGGCACGTTCTCAATACGCACCTGACCTGTTTCTTTAATGCGCTGTACCTGAACTTCAAACTTAGGAATCTGTATGACATTACCCATCATGTCCGACATTTCCGTATATTCTATTTTCTGTTTAGTAACTTTTAGAGTCTGATCAGATAGTAATAGAGCCAGTTCATCCTCTGACAGATTCTGGTATTCTTCCTTCGTTACGTCTGTAGACTGATCCCAATATGACTTAACTACGCCTACCTTTTGCAGCAGAGCATCTTTAAACCAGTTATGGAGAATAAGCATTCCATCATTGTCACGATAGAACGCCCAGTTACAGTAGTCCGTAGCCTGTCTAGCTGATTCCTCATCACCGGGACTCTTAGGCTCGAAATAGACAATATCTTCAGTAGTCGTAAATACACGCATTAACTGTGGCAATGCACCATCGATAGCCTCAGCTACCTCACCTGTAACGATCTGCGAGCGACCTTCTTGCTCATTACCGTAAGGATAGCGTAAGTAATACTCTAATGCCCTCTTACGATCTTCGGTAGTCTCGGTATCAAGATAGCCAATAGAGTTATCTATTTCATTCTCGATAATACCTTTTACTTTGCCTTCATCCATCATAATGCGTTCCTCTTAGGATTTTCGCAATTATACAATCCATTTAGTGTTAATGGGCAAATCTGACTGCCATGAAGTCTCGTCTTGGTCAAGGCTTATCGAAAGGTAGCGGAAGGAATCTGCTGCATGACTGCTCCAGTCGTGTAATGGCTTGTCGTAAAACACTTGCTGCCTCTCGTTATATTCCCTGCGGTAGTTCCTGAGCGCATCAAGACCTGCTTTAGTCTTATGATCGAACCAACATTGCGGTAGTAGCCTTCTAACGGCTTGTATGCCGTCTGCAACCGATAATCTAGGAGCTACAGTTATATCGAGTCCAGCTTCCTGCAAAACCTCTTTACGGCTCTTTCCTGTGCCTAGCTCTCTGACTTCAACGTCATGAGGCAAGAACTGCGTGTAGCCTTCGTAGCCGTTATCTTTGAGCCAGCGTACATACCAGTCCAGACCGACTCCGTGGTTCTCCGTAAAATCAATGAGACGTACTTCTTTTCCAACCACCTGAGCAACCCACAGAGAAGTAGAATCGCTAATCCCCAAATCCCAAGCAACATAAGACTTACATAAGTCATCAGGCTCGATAGTGGTGATCCGGTTCTTCGCCTCAAGATCGTTGATAATCTGCCCATAATATGAACCCTCTACGGCTGCATCAAAGCTGCATTCAAACTCTTGGTTGTACTTATCATCGCCCATTTCCCTACGAGCGTCTTTGAGTTCTTTGTTCGCTAGTATGCCTGTATCACTAGCCTTGAACTCTAGTAATGCCCATCCTTCAGCAGTCTTAGCTCTATCCCTGAACTCTGCGAAATGGTTGCGTCCTTTGGGAGTACCAATAAATAGACACCACGTAGGAGCCTCGTCTGTGTTCCTGTCCGCTAGTGCTGGTCTAATGACCTCGTTCCATATCTTAGGATTCTGATCGCCTATCTCGTCAAGGATAACGCCATCGAAATACTGCCCACGCAAGCTATCAGCATTATCAGAGCCGTAAAGACTAATGCGCCTACCCCAAAAGTCAACTCTAAGCTCTGAGATATTAGCCACAGCCCCAAGAGGACGAGTAAATTCCAACAAGTAATCCCAAGCCACGCGTTTCGACTGTGCGTAAGTCGGAGCAATATAGGCAAATCGTGGGTTTTGTTTAGTGCATTCAATGGCAGCCTTGATTAGATGATTAATCGCGCTAACAGTCTTGCCCATACGACGATGTGCTACTACAACTGTAAACCTGTGCTTATCTATAGCCTCATGAATTAGCCTTTGCTGGTCACGTGGCTTATAAGCGATCTCGATTACTTCTGCCATGTCACCATCAACGGAGCACCGTCAGCACCAGTAATCTCTTGCTTGCTAGTCTCTGCCCATCTCATCTGAGCCTTAGTCCACCAGATCAATGCAGTCGTATCACCGCCCTGAGCCTTGTTAAATAACGTCTTGGCTATCTGTGCGCTGGCTTTAGCCTTACCTAAGTCTAACTCTGTACGGTAATGCTTTCTCAGCGTCTTATCGTCTATACCGATTAACGCTCCTATCTGTTCATGCGGCAGTCCTAGACCAGCCGATGTTTCGACTAATCTCTTGTTTTCTGCGCTAGGAATATGCTCTATCATTTTATTAAGGGGAAATGTTACTAACTTGTAAATCAATGGAGCGTATGGGTCGGTGATGCTCCGCCGCTACGTCGAGGGTATCGACTATTGCCTGCTTCATACGCTTAGGGTAAGGCTTTGCTAACTTTATAACTTTATTCTTCATCTGCTCATCTAATGGCATTAAGTATCTATGCTTGCCTACAGTCTTTACTATTCTGCACTCACTAGGCTTAACTGTCTTTCTTTGCTGCCCTTGCTGAATATTCCAGCCTTTTTCACTTACTTGCCTACTATGCAATCTTTTACCATTATGCCAGTATTCAACTCCAGCAGCAGTATCGCCGCAATAAATCCAATTTCCAGCTTGATATACACCGCCATGATGACCGTATTGCGGGTCAGCAAATGAAACTATTAAACGCAAATTAGGGCTATTCTTCTTTAAGAATATTATTGCTAATTTAACAATTCTACTTACTTCAGTCTTATGATTAGTTAAAGCTATTCTTGTAAGTTCACAGCCTTCATCTTGTCCTAATCCATACGGACTCATTAAATTTGATGATGCACCACGACTAAATATAACAACTCCAATAAACTTGCCATCTTCCCATGCTCCTATCTTTACTAAAGGAGGAACAGGTATTGATTTACTATAATGCCATTTCTCACAAGAAAACTTAGCAGCTTCATGCGTAGCCCAATCAATTTTAAGTTCAGGCTTCACGAGCATCAAACTCCTTACCGCAATTTGGGCAACATATCCATTTAGGGTCAAGCTGATCTAATTTACCTTGATCTTCTTCACTACCAGCATCAAAGTTTACTTCTTGCATTATTGTTTTAATTTCTTGCTCATTAAATCCTAGTATATCTATAGCAAAACCATCCTTTAATAGCTCATCTAACTCAATAGTTAGCAAAGTATTATCCCAATCAGCATTTAACGCTAGTTTATTGTCTGCAATAACTAACGCTTTACGCTGAGTATCGGTTAAATGATCTAACTCTATCGTAGGAACCTCATCCATCTTTAGCTTGCGAGCAGCCATTAACCTGCCATGACCAGCAATGATGCTATTGGTTCCGTCTATTAATATGGGATTAGTCCAGCCGAACTCTTTAATGCTGGCTGATATTTGCGCTACCTGCTCATCTGAGTGCTTGCGACTATTGTTGACGTAAGGAATCAAGTCCTCAACTTTGCGATACTTAACATTTAACTGCATTGCATTATCCTCTGGATGTCATGCGGTATAAAGTAGTTGCTGCAATTCAATACTTAGGTATAATAATAGTTCACTAGGAGGAACTATGTTGCCAATATACACAATCACACTAACACAAACTGATGAGTACAATCTTGATGTTACTTATAGTGATTCGCTTAAAAGTATGTCTGATGAAGATGTTTCTGTTGCATTAGAAGATTGTATTCGTTTGTTACAAATAGAACTCATGTTAGTTACCAGTAAGTCCTAAGCGTCTTTGTTGCTCTAGGTATTTATAATAGTTGTCAATTACCTGCTGGTCTACAAATTCGGAGAAATTGGCTTTACGTTTTTCAAGTGCTCCAATAGCCATATTCCGTGTATCTCCCTTTTTACCAGCCATTTCTTTTAATACACTACCAAATGTTTTAGGAAAAAGTGCCTCAACTGGAACATTATTGCCTAAGCTACCTAAATAATTCGCAGTAAAGTCCGTGTTGTAAGTTGGGTTTATTGATGGACGCAAACGCATACCTTCTTTCCCTGTTGCAAGAACTGTATTACCAACGTATCCTTTAGGAACTCCAGCCAATGCAGGATCAGTTAACGCTGCTGACAAATCTTCAATATTAAAACCAAGTTTTTCTT